CACTAAAATTAAGAAATGAAGAAATTAATAAGGTAAGAGATGTTCAAATCTGGTTAGAAGATACAGCACGTAGAATGTATGCTGTATTTAATGAATCTAATTTTAATACAGAAGTTCACGAAATGTATTTAGATTTATGTTCAGTAGGTACGGCTGCAATTTTTGTAGAAGAAGCAAACGAAGGATTTTTACAAGGAGGTTTACATTTTAATACATTACATATCGCAGAATATTTCATTCAAGAAAATGCTACAGGAAAAGTAGATACGCTTTATCGTAAGTATAAAATGACTGCACGACAAGCTATTCAAGAATTTGGAGAAGAAAATTTAGGGCCTAAAATTAAAGAAGCTGCTAAAATGAAACCTGATACACAGTTTAATTTTATTCACGCAGTAGAACCAACAGCAGATTATGAAAGAGCAGTAGGAAAAGCAAAAACAAAATTACCTTTCCATTCTTGTCACGTATGTGAAGAAGATAAAATGGTTGTTAGAGTTGGAGGATACAATGAATTTCCATATCTTGTTCCTAGATGGTCAAAAGCAACAGGTGAAATCTTTGGAAGATCACCAAGTTATAATGCTTTACCTGATATTAAAACTTTAAATAAAGCTGTAGAGATTGGATTAAAAGCGTGGGCAAAAGCGATTGATCCACCATTATTAGTTACGGATGATGGAGTTATAGGTAGAGTTAGAATGACACCTGCTGGAATTACAGTTGTTAGAAATGATAGTGCAATTAAACCATTACAAATTGGTTCTAATTGGCAAATTACAGATTTAAAAGAAAATCAATTAAGAACAGCAATTAGACAAGCATACTATTCAGATCAATTACAATTACAAGAAGGCCCACAAATGACTGCAACAGAAGTTCAAGTACGATATGAATTAATGCAAAGATTATTAGGGCCAACATTAGGAAGATTTCAAACTGAATTTTTAAATCCATTAATTGAAAGAGTATTTGGAATTATGATGAGATCAGATGCTTTAATGCCAAGACCAGAAGCAATAGAAGGTAATAATATGGATATTGAATATGTTGGGCCTTTAGCACGTTCTCAAAGAATGGAAGAAGCAGTTGCTGTTGAAAGATTATATCAATTAGCAATGCAAGTTGTTCAAGTTGATCCTACTGTTATGGATGTTATTAATCACGAACAAGCAATTAGAATGAGAGCAACTTTATTAGGAGTACCAAAAACAGTTTTACGTGGAGAAGATGAAGTAGCAGAAATTAGAGAACAAAGAGCAGCAGCACAACAACAAGCACAAGAACAAGCAATAGCACAACAACAAGCTGAAACTGCTTTATCACAAGGGAAAGCTATGACTGAAATGTCTAAACCTGATACTAAAGCAGGAATGGAAGAAGCAGTCGCACAAGCTGAACAACAAGGATTAGTATAATGAAAGCATTAACAGAAAAACAACAAGCATTTATAGAAAATTTTTCTCAAACAGGTAATGCAAAACAATCTGCAATAAGAGCAGGTTATTCAGAAGCTACAGCAGAACAACAAGGGCATAATCTTAAAAAACAATTAAGTCACGAAATAGATGAAGCTACAAAAAAATTAATGAGTAGTCACGTACCATTAGCTGTAGATAAATTAAAAGATTTAATTAATAATCCAAAAGTTTCACCATCAGTTCAATTAGGTGCAATTAATAGTTTATTAGATCGTTCTGGTTATCAAACAATTACTAAAATTGAAGATGTGACTGGTAGAAAAACAGATGCTGAACTTCGTGAAGAATTAAAACATTTATTAAGTACGATAGCTATTGTAAGAGGGCCTAGTGATCCTAGTGATACTAATGGGTCTGGTTCTATCAATTAGCAATGACAACAGCAGATTTTGATCCAAGAAATTTAGATTTATATCAAGAACCTAAATATTTACTTCATTTTGAATGGGGTAAATCACCTTTAATTTATCGTTATGCTTTAGTAGAAGTTATTAAACCTGATAACATTTTATCAAAAAGTAAGCAAAAACCTGATGAACTAGGTTTGACACAAAAAGAAATTTGGTCTAAAAAGTACAAATCAGATAAATGGACACTAGCAATAAAGAATTAAAACAATTAAAAAGAGATTACGGAATTACTTTTGGCTCTAAAGAAGGAGAAAGAGTAATGGCTGATTTACAATCAGCATATTATAAACGGAGTTCTTTTTCAAAGGATTCCAACGAAATGGCTTACCGAGAAGGACAAAGATCGGTAATCATTCGTATCATCAACTTAATCAAGGAGGATAAACCAAATGGCTGATGAACAACAAACGACCACAGTACAAGACAACCCAGTACAAGAGAAATCTATACTTGGGTCTGGTGCAAGTGATAATCAAGATTGGCGATCATCTTTAAGCGATGAATTGAAGAATAATCCAACAATTCAAAACATTAAAGATTTAGAATCTGCTGCGACTACACTTGTTCACCAGCAAAAAATGATAGGGAGTAGAATACCTATACCTAAAACCGATGAAGAAAAGGTTGAACTATATACAAAATTAGGTAGACCTGAAAATGCGGATAAGTATCAAGTATCTATTCCTGAAACACATTCTAAATATTTTAATGAAGAACAGGTAAAACAATTTAGAAATGTAGCCCATCAAATTGGTCTTAATAACGATCAAGTTAAAGCGTTAGTAGATTATCAAGTAAAATCTGTAGATTATGAAAATCAAAGACGTGAATCAGAAATGAATATGGGTAAGAAAAATACAGAAGAATTATTGCATAAAGAATGGGGTTATGACTATGATAACAAAGTTAGAGCCGCAAGACGTGCAATGTCTGTATATGCAGATGATGAATTAATGCAACTTTTAGATAGTGAAGCTGGTAATCATCCAGCAGTTGTTAAATTATTTGCACGTTTAGGTGAGGATATAACGGAAGAAATGGCTAAAAATACGCAAAATAATAGATTAGCTGTTTCACCATTAGATGCAAAAGCTGAAATAGATAAGATTTATTCAGATGCTAAACATCCTTATCATAATGCAGGTCATCCAGATCATAGAACTGCGGTGGATCAAGTAAGACAATTACACGAAAAAGTATATGGTAAATAAATAATTTTTCTGTTATAATTGTAGTACCAAAATTCGCCCTTCATAGGACAACGAATAGGTAGCCGTGATTGGCTTTAAACTTCCGATTGATCGTATCGTTTTACGATAAGGTTTCCCGAAAGGACAAAAGCCGATTTACGGAATATGGTGAATTAGCATTGTGCTATTCGCCCCCTATTCTTAAACTTTGTAAACTATGGAGATAAAATATGTCTGTACAAATTACTACAGCTTTCGTAGAACAGTACAAGAATAATGTTATTCACCTAGCACAGCAAAAAGGTTCAAGATTAAGAGATGCTGTCAGAACTGAAATAGTTACTGGCAAAGCACATTTCTTTGAAAGAATCGGATCAACAGCAGCTCAAAAACGTGCTTCTCGTCATTCTGATACACCTAGAATGGATACACCCCACTCTAGAAGAAAAGTATCACTTGATGATTACGACTGGGCAGATTTAATAGATCAAGAAGATAAAGTTAGACTATTAATATCGCCTCAATCAGAGTACGCAATGGCTGGTGCTTGGGCAATGGGCCGTGCAATGGATGATGCAATTATTTCTGCGGCTACTGGAACAGCTTATAGTGGAGTTGCGGGTGGAACATCCGTTTCTTTACCATCAGGCCAAAAAGTAGCACACGCTTCTGGCGGTTTAACTTTAGCAAAACTTTTATCAGCTAAAGAAATCCTAGATGCAGCAGATGTTGATCCAGACGAACCAAGATTTTTGGTTTGTGCTGCTGGTCAAATTGCTGATTTGCTTAACGTATCGCAAGTTACGTCAGCAGATTATAATACAGTTCGTGCATTGGCTGCGGGGCAAATTGATACCTATTTAGGTTTCAAATTTATCCAATCAGAAAGATTGGGAACAGATAGTACACCATCTCGACAATGTTTAGCGTTTACAAAATCAGCAATAGGTCTTGCAGTCGGAGCAGATGTAACAACAAAAATATCTGAACGTGCTGACAAAAACTATGCAACACAAGTGTTTCTATCAATGACTATCGGTGCAACTCGTATCGAAGAAGAAAAAATGGTAGAAATCGCTGCTAACGAATAAGGAGAATAATTATGGCAACAGCAAAAGGAGTTGAAATCACAAACCTTGACGCTACACCTAGAACTACTCTTGAAGCGGCTAGTGGTGGTGGAAAAATGCGTGTTTTTATGGATACTATAGCTGCGGGTACTGGCGATATAGATGATAACGATATTATCTTATTAGCTGAATTACCTTCTAACGCTAAAATATCTAGTATAATGTTATACTCTGACGATCTTGATAGTGGAGGTTCGCCTTCATTAACTTGGAACGTTGGATTGTACAATGGTCAAACTAAATTTAATGATACAGATTCTTCTGCAACAGCTTACGCTGCTGGTGCGGTACTTGACGAAGATTGTTATGCAAGTGCTGTTTCAGGTTCTGCTGCTATTACAGGCACAGAATGTGCATTTGAAGCTAGAAACATTAATGCTATAGCTAATTTCATTTGGGAAGATGGAGGTCTGTCATCAGACCCTAAAGTTCCTTTAAGAGTTGGCTTGACTGTACAAGCTGCTGCGGCAACTGCTGCGGCTGGTGATATTACATTGGTCGTTACTTATATTGTAGACTAATCTAAACACAAACAAGGAAGAAGGGGCGATATATATTGAATTATAGTCGCCCCTTTGATATTATATACAAATTATGGCAACAGAAGTTTCAATATGCTCAAATGCTTTACGTAGATTGGGCGATGATCCGATAACATCACTTACAGATGATACAGAAAGAGCAAGATTATGTAATGCTTTTTATGTACCAGCACGTGATTTAGTTTTAAGATCACATCCTTGGAATTTTGCCGTAACAAGGGCAACTTTAGCACAACTTTCAGATACACCTGCATATGAATATTCTTATCAATACGCATTACCAAATGATCCTTATTGTTTAAGAGTATTATCAATGGAGTATCACGATTATGTTTTTAAAATAGAACATTATGCTTCACAAGGTAGAGTTTTGCTTACTAATGAAAGTACAGCAAAAATTCTTTATATT